GTCTATATGATCATCGATGACTTTCTTCAATAGAGTAAAATTGATGAAATCATTATAATCATATTTGGTATGATCTATCTCTGATCCGTTGATGTAATCTTCGCATAGTTGATGTATTCGTGTGCCACGTTTAGAAGCAGTAGAGCTTATCTTGTTTGCTTCTTCTTCGCCTACACGAGCTCTCCATTCTTTGATAGCATCAGCACCCATCAATCCTGTCACAGTTGTAACAGAAGGGTAAAGAACTCCGGCAGGGGTCTTGTAGTACCTGCCGGAGTCAGTATTAACTTGTTCTAGTTGTTCACCAAGCACATTATCATTGTTTTCGTAATAAGGTTTTTTAGTGAAATGCTTTCGATTGTTCAGTAAAGTTTCCAGCATTCATAGGTACGATTCTAAATTTAGGGTTTTCATATTGTGCTTTTTTAATAATAAAGTCTTTTACTAATCCGGATCTGACAATGTCTTGTTCTTCAAATTCGATACATGAGAAGTACTTAGTCATCTTGTTCAGGATGGTCATGAAGTGGAATATTCCAATCTTCTCATCATCCCATTTTAGATCAGTCTGTCTATAATCTCCACAGAAGATAATCTTGGCATTATTGCCTGCTCTGGTGATGATAGTACATAGCTCTGAGTAAGTCATGTTCTGGCATTCATCAACTAAGATAATCGTATGATCTAGAGTCATTCCTCTCAAGAAAGAAGATGTCTGGAAGTCAATGATGTTCTTTGATTTGAGTATATCATAAGCATCGCCACGGCCGTATAGCTCATTGCAAATCGATTGATATGGTGCTTCGTATATTTTTGATTTTTCTTTGATTGATCCCGGAAGGAATCCCATCTCTCTTGATGGTACCACTGATCTGATGATCGTGACGTTATTGTATTCTTTATATTTTTGTATCTCTTCTAGTGCTAGGTATAAGGAAATGAAGGATTTTCCTGTCCCTGGTAGTCCGTGTATGAGTAGATGTTTACCGCTGGAAAAGTCTCGAAATACAGTCTCCTGATTCTTTGTTTTAGGACCAATATTTTTAAGTAATAGGTTGTTCTTTACTTGTTGTTGCTCGTTTCTCTTTTGTTGTCTATTTTGTCTTTTATCTGAACGAGAAGTCTTTTCCATGAGTTTCCTTTATTTGCTAAAAGGTGTTGATAGTATTATTCCTCCCACTAGCTTTTTTTACACGTTTAAGAACATCACGAAAGCCAGCATCAGGCTTTCTAAGGCCTAATCTGACTGGGTCTACTAGAGCTATAGCAGAAGGAAGATGATTGAGGTGTTTGTTGTTTTCAGTATAAACGTCTAACTCAGACATAGGCATGCTGAGTTCCGTATACCTCTTTGTTAACGTATTATAAAATGTATAAGTTGGCATTAATTATTCACACCTCTAGATGCCCAATACTTTTGGACGTCATCCTTATTTAGCGGATCTAAATTTTTAGAGCGCATTTCTTCTTCCACTAAATCCTGTAAAAAAGCTGATTCATTGACAGTTCTTGGGTTAAACTGCTCATCAATCATTTTATTTAAATTAATTGGATTACTGTTTAGTACTTGTGACATTTATATCGCTTTCTATTGTGTTTTTTAATCTAAGTGTTGCCTCTGGTTCAAATAATTTCATTACAGCGACAGTCTCATTTATTCCTTGTTGTCTACCTTTCTTCCAGTAGACATACGATGTAACAAACAACATAAACGTATATGCCGATGCAAATATAAAGTTATTCATTAATCTTCCTCGTACGAAAGTAATCTATCTAGGTTTTTTGCTCGTAATGCATTATCATAATTACGATATTGTTTTTGATATTTTTCTCTTTTTATTTCCTTGAACGAAAGATTTTCTTCGTCAATATAACCAGCTTTAACAGGTTTACTTTTAGATTTAATATCAAATTGTTGATATTTAGAGGTCCTATTCATGCTGGGAACAATCCCGGAAATGCTGTTAATACTATCTCTTCTGTGAGGTTTTTAAATGGGCTTTTTTTATCTTTCATAGAAAGAACTAATTTTGCTTCACTAGGATTCAATGATTCGAGAAATCCAATAAAAAGCATTTCTCTTTTATTCTTAGCTACAGTTTCGTAACCTACACCACCCTTAACAAAAATGTTTAATTTACGTATGTTAGCAAACAAATATCCTGGATCATCAAATTGAGATGGCTTAAAAGGAGGATCTCCTTCAGGAAGGAGAAATTCAATGTTAGGATCAAACATACACTGTAGTACTGCTCTCATAGCTGGTGAGTCGTTGTATTGTAGCGCACCAACTCTATCTTCTTTCTTTTTAAATTCAACGCACTTTTCTAAAATTTCATATAGTGTAAAATCAATTGCCATGTTAAAAGTCACCCACGCTATCCATAAGGAGTTTCAATTTATGTGTAAAGAAATAATCAAACA